ATGGAAAATCTACTTTTTGTGATGTGTTGGATTAAAGATCATCATGTGATGTCATTAGCTTTTGGCGTCTTATCTGCAATTTTATGGATTAAATCTGCTACAGCAAAAGTTGAGTTAGGCAAAAAAATTGTCATGGTTACGTATGAAGATCCCGAACTTAACGTGAATCTCCATGATTTCTTCGCCACTGCGCGGCTTCAATCTAAGTACAATTCATTTGCAGCATTGTCTGCAGCAGCAACCGCGCTATTCCAGATTATTGGTTTGTAATGCTTACCAGCCCCAAATTAATCAATACCCAGTGGTATTAGCAATGTCCATTTCAAGTACATACGTTCTTAAGACATTTGGGCACTGTCATGTCTGTCGGGGAGGAGGTTAAAATCCTCTCGTGCAAAATTTCTTAGCTAGAGAATACAAAGAACATCATCTGGTGTTAACACAGAGTCTTCTACGTACTCAGGGTGGTTACGTAATACATCTCTCTGATGTCTCAAGATCTGCGCTGGAATTTCTTGCTCATCCACAATTTTGGCAGTATCCAGCAAAATACTGCCACACCTTATTTCCAGCGAAACAAAGCGATTCCACTCTGGACCATTAGAACACAAAAGGTCAAACAAAACCTCACCTGTAGCCTGTGAATTGCCCAGTATAACAGAAAGCCTCTTCTCGATTTCGTGAACTGAAGTCAAGGGGTTCTCGTAGCCAGTCGCCATAACGACGGCAATGAGAGCCCCTGAGACGTTAACACCTGTTATTTCAAACAATATACAAATCCTTAATAATTCCCCATGCCTGTCTGGCCTTAGTCATCAGTCGTGCCATGTCAGAAACCATACGGCTTGTGTCGACAACTATCTCCATATGAAACAGGCCATGACGTTCTCTGTTAAAGAAAGTATAGGCATCATTAATGGTCTTAACCTTAGCTGACGATAAATTGCATCCAAATTGTTGTTTCAGAATAAATTCACTCCCAATTTTATCAAAATAAGGCCCGAAACCATCCTGCGTGATTGGCATGCCATATCGGTACATTGTTGATTTAAGTACTCCCTCAACTGAACGTAATTCAGGATACAACAACATACAGTAATCGGGTAAATCGGGGGCGGCGAGTTTAACACACAGCCCAGAAACGAGCAATTTTTCAACATTCTTATGCAATAGTGGGTACGCATCCCCCATTTCACACTCTAGATGTGAGCGAGCAACTTCTTTCTGAACTATATACGCTTTGCCATCATCCTGACGAATGAGAACTTTTTCCAGTCCTTGTAAATCGAGTAGCTCTGACAAGTTGAATATAAACACTCTATAACATGACAATGGACGCCCTTGTATTTGTAGTGTTCCATTTCTGTGATGCAGACTAACTGTCAACTCATCCTGAAATTCTGGCGAATGAATTTTCCACACCGTTGTATGAGTGTTCCGTAAGTATTCGTAAAATTGTATATGTGGCTGCTCTGCTGAGAGCTGAAGTACAGATAAAACGTTCGCTTCAACGAACCCTTGTAACACCATATTTACCTGTTCAAATTCTGCAGGATTGATGGTTTCATAGAGATCATCAGCCAACTCTTTTCCAAGATTATGATTAGCTCCTGTTTGATACTGGACTGTAGACGTCCCTCCGTTATTATAGAAAATGTTAACAGTTGCCAAAGCTTCTCCTGGTTTAGCAAACACAACCCGAAGTCCTGCTCTTGCACCAGGCATTGGTCCAATTGAATGGACGGAATAGTTTTTATTTTCAATAAATGCCCTAGACGTAGCCTCAATAGTTGTCCGATCTAAATTTAAATTAGTGTAGTTCCTGACTGTCATTTGCTTAACCCTATAAAAAACTTTAGCAAACTCTACAATATAGCCCCTCTTTAGTCTAATCAGGCGCTGTATCCTGAAATCGGGTACCGATAATATCCCTCCTGCAGCCATGTGTTGGTGTTAACAAGATACTGTGTATCAATTGAATCCGTCAGATTGCAAAAGTTGATGCCTCTTTCGCGCAGTTCCTCCACCAGCACGACAAGATGCCGCATACTGCGCCTCAGTCGATCCAGTTTCCAGACCACCAGCGTATCACCTGCCGATAATGTCCTGAGCAGTTTTTTCAGTCCCGGCCTTTCGGACTTTGTACCGCTTATCTTGTCTTCAAAAATCAGCTCGCATCCTGCACAGTTCAGCGCATTACGTTGTAGATCTGTGTTCTGGTCATTTGTTGACACACGTACATAGCCAATAAGCATGGTAGATCTCCCTGACAAAAGCAGGAATGATGCCATTTGCGCGTTATTTCTGCATTTTCATAAACGTTGGTTTGGGAGAAGGCTCTGCATTACCGGTTGGGGTGCCTGTTCCGTGGCCTTCAGCCACTCCGCCAACAGGCTGGCTGAAATGCAATGGTGCGGCTTTTTCTGCTGAAGAATACCCGGAACTGGCAAAGGCTTACCCGACCAATAAATTGCCTGATTTACGCGGTGAATTTATTCGTGGCTGGGATGACGGACGTGGAGTGGATAACGGAAGGGGATTATTAACGCTTCAGGACGGTGCGATTGTCAGTCATAACCACTATTGGGGAATCTGGACTTCACGAACTAACGACCAGACTCTGGAAAGTTTTACAGGCACCACGATTTTAAAACAAATCACGCCCCTGTCTCCGGCCATTGACTTCGATAATTACCCAATTCCCAACCCGGCTATTACAGAGGGTGGTGTTGTTGCGGCAACGACTAAACCTGCTGGTGCGAATGAAACACGCCCACGAAATGTCGCTTTTAACTATATTGTGAGGGCTGCATAATGAATAACGCAGAATTAAACAGTGAATTAATTGCCACTATGGCAGGAGAAATTACTGTTTATAACTTTGATGTCATGAGTCGGGAATATATTTCAGCTTCAACTGAATATCTTGCTATTGGTGTCGGCATTCCGGCATATTCCTGTTTAGATGCCCCAGGCGCATACAAAGCTGGTTATGCAATCTGCCGTTCTGCAGATTTTAACTCATGGGAATATGTGCCAGACCATCGCGGTGAAACGGTCTATAGCACCGAAACAGGAGAATCAAAAGAAATCACCGCTCCGGGTGATTACCCTGAAAATACAACCACTATCGCCCCATTAACGCCATATGATAAATGGGATGGTGAGAAATGGGTGACGGATACCGAGGCACAGCATAGCGCCGCAGTAGATGCAGCAGAAGCACAGCGCCAGTCGCTGATTGATACTGCAATGGCGTCCATCAGTCTGATTCAACTGAAATTGCGGGCCGGACGTAAACTGACGCCGGCAGAAACAACCCGGCTTAACGCTGTGCTGGATTACATTGAGGCGGTGACGGCAACAGATACCAGCACCGCGCCGGATGTCATCTGGCCTGAACTGCCGGAGGCGTAGGCCATTCAATATCTGGTGCACTGGAGGTATCAACCAGCTCCAGTGCATCCAGATAATCCAGCCACAAATTATATTGCGCCAGTTCCTCACCTTTCAGACGACCAATAGCGGCTTTACCGGGCCATTGCTTACTGTTCATGTATTCGTTGGCCTGGTTAATTAGTAGCTGTCTTTCTGATTCAGTAATTTCAATAAGCTCTTCATGCGTGGGTGGAGGAATATCTGCCCACGCAGGCAGCCCATCATCTCCGGCAATACGGATTTTTCCTTGTGGCGGTTCAGCCATAAACTCACTGATAATATTCTGATTTACTTCCTTAGCGTCTGATAAATCCCATCCCTCTGATTTATATTTATCAATCATATCCACAGGAAAAAAAGCATTATGCCTTGCGCTATAAACATATTCGTTCATATAAATCACCCTGAATAAAATTACTCACCAACAGCCCACCAACTGTAATTCATCGATACCGTGTCGCTGGTTGATGACGTTCTGTAAGCAGAATTAAAACCGGTTAACGTTGGGTCTTCTGCCGTCATCACGAACCCTCGCCCAGCGCCTAAAGGCGCACCGCCATCACCAGAATGAGTAAGCATGGCGCAGTCCGCTTTTTTGGGGAAAGGGATGCTGAATGTAATTCTCATTGTTTGCGTCGATAATGTCGGCGTAACCGCACCTCGACCATATTGCAGGATTTTACCGTTGGGTAATTTCATCCATCCATCACCACTGGCAAAAGAAGCCATGTCCGGTATCTGATTTTCCCCTGTCCCCACATCCCGTTTTGCCGCTTCTCCCAAACCAAGGTTTTCGAGAGCCGTTTTCACCGTGCCGTCCGATTTGATATCGCCAAACGGATTCTTGCGGCTTAACAGCAGCGCGCGAAGTGCGGTAAGCAACTGGTCATGCCTCCCCTTCTCCAGGCTGGTACCGGATGCCTCCACCACGCTGCAAAGCTCCTCCTGCAACATGTCAAAGTAGTCATCATCCAGATCGGTGGCAGGTGTGCCGGTCTGGGGGTTACCACGGGTAAAACCGTTCTTACCCGCGCCGAACTTATCCTTCTGCGCGGTTTTCGTGTCTATACGATGCATGGATTACTCCGGATATTTAAAAATTACGTAGGTATGCGACGGGCAGAGTTTGTTAAGCACACACTCGACTACGGTGTCGCCCCAGATACGCAGTGCGGAATCACAGGGATCGCCACATGTCATCCAGGTGGTGTTGGTGGCGGCTGGCATGTTGACCTGCCAGTAATACCGCCATTCCGGCGCATTCACCGCGTCAGTACAGGCAGATGAGCAGGTGAACGTGCTTTTGTCGTATCGCGTGATGGTGGCGTCTGGTCTGCCCAGGGCAGCAAGCTGTGCAAGGTAAAAATCCTCATTGATGCCGCCCGCCAGATTAACCTTCGCATCCAGCCGTTGCTGACGCTGGCGAAGGGTCTGCGTCCCTGCCGGAATACATTCATCCGGCAGGCCGCACAGACGCTCCCAGCGATTTATCAGTTCGGTGGTGGTGCGCGGATCCAGCTCCCGCATCAGGGCATCCGCACGCTGATGAACACGGGTTAATGAAGGTGCCGCACCGGCAATCGCCGGATCGCTGGCTGACCACGCCGGACCGGGCGGCAACAGTGCCGATAACAGGCGGATGTAATCATCGTTTGTCACGTCCATGAAATCGTCCCCAGTACCGCCAGTTCGTTTTTCGCAATGGAAATATTGTCTGCCGGTGCAAGCAACTGATGGCTGTATTCCCCGTTCGCACCGGAAATCGCCTCACTGATACGCGATACCTTCAGTTCTCCCTGCGGATAACCATCACGCAGCAGGAACGAACGCAACTCCGCGGTAATGGCAGCCCGTATTTCCGGTGTGTCCGGCGTCACGCGGATATGAAAATCCACCGTATGCGCCACCGGCCTGAACACATACAAATCAGAGCCTGCCACCGGGGCCAGAGGCCCGATATGTTGTCTTGCCGCCGTTTCCGTTGATTCTTCCGGAATGGGATTAATCAGGTCACTGCTGGCAATCATCACACCGACAGTTCCCGTTCCCATCCAGTGACGGTATGTCCATGCGCGGGTAATGCCGGGCACTTCTTTAGCCCAGACGACATAGTCCCCGTCAGCCCCGCCCTGAAGCGTCCAGTAATACCGCTCAATGACGCGGGCGCGCCACGTTTCCAGATCTTCAGTATCGAATCCGCCAGTCAGGGTATCTGCAACACCGGAAGACGGCAGACCATTCACCGGCGTGACCAGGATTAATGCCGTACCGTCGTCAGCGTTACCGACCGCGCCTGCACTTGAGCAAGTGATCGGCACGCGCAGGACACCACCGGAGCTGGTTGCATCAGCAGTTGCCGTGTACTGAACCAGGTCAGCGCGCTGAATCACGCTCCCGGCGGTCACCTTCAGGCCATCGCTGACACCTTCCCAGCGCATATACCCGCTGGCAGCCGTGGCCCCCTTGCGCGGACACCGTTTCATCGCAGCATGTCGCGCCAGCCAGGACTCATCGCACAGGTCAGGCAGCATGTTCATTGCCAGATAATCGATGTAACCGTAAACCGTATGCAGCGCCGCCGCATACACCTTTGCCCGCACGTCTTCATCCATGCGCCGGAGCGTGTCGCTGACGTCCAGCCTGGCGAATAAATCGTTACGGAGCATACTGATATTTTCTGCCAGCGTCGGGCGCTGAAATTCACTGTCCGCCATGCGTTATCGCACTCCACAGATCATCAAAAGAAATCATTACCGGTCCGTCACGACGCCAGAGGGTGATACTGTTACCCAGCTCATTAATCCCGGTGCGGCGGATATCCAGATCAATACGGGACACCACGCCGTCATCAATCATCCATTGCAGGCATTCGCGGATATACCCCCTTACCGTCTGCACCAGCTGATTGGTCAGTTTGCTGCGCTGAAGCAGCCACAGTCGGGAGCCGTAACGGTCATTCTGTACCGCAGGCCAGGTATCCCCCCACCATCCCATCGGGACGTCGGCGTTGTCATCAGGCTCCGCCCGCCGCCAGGTAAACATGGAAATCACCACGGCGCGGGTCAGCGGATCCAGCGGTGCGCTGGCGCAGGTGCGTTTACCGTTCACCGTCAGCCACAGTTCCATCATGCCTCCATCGCTTTATCAGGTTTGTCGGTGTTACTGCCCTGACCGTTCTCTCTGTGACGATGCCCGTTATAGGCAAGCCGCATCGCTGACATGGTAGTGCCGCCGGAGTCGCACAGGTCTTTCACCTGTCCGGTCACTTCAAGGTCCATTTCAAAACGTGCTCTGGGCGCATTGCGAAACGTGATCGTTTTACCTGCACCGTCCACCACGATCCCCTCCCGGGTCAGCGTCACAGACTGCCCCTGATCGTCATAGACAGCCACCTCACCCGTCTGCAGCCCTTTCAGGCGGTAGCGCCGGTCCGACACCGTAACAACCACCGCATGAGAACGGTCGCCATCCGGAAACAACACCACCGCTTCCGCACCGCTGTTTGCCCTTGCGGTAAAACCGTAGGGTTCAAGATGTTCAACCCCGGCTTTGGGTTCACCGGCAATCAGGGACACATCCACGGTCTGACATTTCGTGGCGGCGCTGATACTTTTCACCACTGCCCGCCCAATCAGGCCGAGAAGTTGTCGCTGCATGGCTTCAATCGTCCTCATCAGAACGGGTCCTCCTGTACTCTGGCTTTTTTCTTTTTCTGCGCGCCGGGGGCATCGGGTTCAGGCAGATAAGCATCAGGCGGGCCGACACGGATTTCCGTCAGGGTGCCGTTCTGGTCCTGAGTAAACGTGACTTCCGAAACAAGCAGTTCGGTATTGTCAAAACCACAGACCGGATCAAAGACAATCACCCGCTGGTTGGGCTGCCACAGCGTACCGTTACCCTGTCGCCAGCCCTGCACCACATAGGTGGTTTCATCCGTCCGCGCCGCCCGTTGCCGGGCTTCAAAGTCAGCACGCGCAATACAGCCAGCCCCCGTGGCCTGCCCTGTCTGCCTGATATACATCGGACGGTAACGGGCAATAAATGCGTCCTCTGTGCGGGCCCGCAGCGCGGTGGTGGTGGCCTCACCGAAATCATCGTCGTTTCCGGCACGCTGCCCCGCCACCTGGTAAACTGAAAACCGCTCCCGGATACTCTTCTCCGTATCGCAGGAAAGGATGTTTTCCCCAAGTACCAGCGCGGTATGTGCCCGCGTTGAGCCAATACCGCCAATCACCAGCCTGCCGTGCGGATCGTCGTAAGCCAGTGCCTGCTGCTGACCGAGTATTTTGTTGATTACCTCAATCACCGTTTCACCGTGATCAGGCTGAACATCAGGAATAACACCCGACGGCGCACCGCTGTTCACCACCTCAATGCCGAAAGGCGCAGCAAGCGCCTGCGCAATCTGCACCAGCGAGCGTCCGTTAAACTGTGTCGGTTCGGCTGCACAGTCAATCAGGTCAGCCGTCAGACTACGTCCGGCAATACCGGTGCTGACCGAACGGGCATCGTAACGAACGGGCGTCGCCTCCACCCAGCCGGTGATCACCAGCTCATCACCAATCAGCACCTCCACTTTTGAACCGTTTTTAATGCGCGGCTGAAGCGTGGTGATACCCTCATCACCCGGCCACTGGCGGGTGATCTCCACACTGAAATCCCGCGCCAGCCGTTCAATACCGGCACCGATGCGCACCGATGTCCAGCCATTCCACTCCCGGCCATTTACCCGTAGCGTGACATTGTCGTTCATTGCACTGGCACCTTCAGAGGGATCACCGGCACAAAGCCGGGATGCGTAATGGCATTACGCCGGATAATGTCCGCGTCACGCGCCGCGTTATCAAACCAGGTCGCCGCCAGCACCAGCGCGGGTAAAACCTCATCCGGTGTGCGCTGAATGATCCGAGCAGACTGTTCAAGGCGCGTGTTGATATCCGCATTCAGATCTGCTTTCACCCGGCGCAGCGCCAGAAACAGCGCATCACTGGTTGTACGGGACAACTCCTTATCAATTGCCGTATTCAGTGTGTCGCGAATGTCGGTCAGTTCTTCCCACGTTGGCAGGTCAACCGTGTTTTTCACCGCCGGTGCATTGTTCAGTGCCGGATGCGTGACGGAAGGCCAGCCGGAGCTCTGCGCGGGTGTTGTTGACTGCCCCACTGCGGCATTCTGCATCACCGCAGAAGTTGTTGGCGCAGGCAATCGGGTGACGGCATACGCCGCTTCGCTGATTGCGGTCGTACGAAGGATGCTGGCAACCACGTTACGCTGCTGCGTCGCCGTGGCGGTGGTTTTACTGTCCGTTTTCCAGACGCCGCGCGGTTGCAGATCGCTGCCGAGGCTGACACCGGAAAGCGTTTTGATCATGGTGACCAGGTCGCTGGCGTTACCATAAAGGCGTTTCCCGGTACGCCACATTTTCTGCACCTGCTCAACGAAATTTTTTCCTGACGATGGCGGCGGCAGAAGTACCGAGATATCCCCCTGCAACAGCCTGGCAGCATCCGATACGGCAGAATCCACCACTTTCATCGCATCAGAAACATACCCCAGCATTGTGCTGGCATTACCGACGACGTCGTTCTGCACAAAATCCGCCACGCCATCGATACTGAAACCACTGAAACTGTCACTGATGCAGTCATCCAGTGCAGAACAGGATGACATCAGCGTCTGCGCCGTCGCCGCACCTGATGTGGGGTAAGAGAGTTCTCCCGCTTCGACAAACTTCAGGTCAAAGCGGACAATACGCCCTTCACTTTTCGATGTGCTGACCCGAACTTCCCCGTCAACACAGACTTTCAGCTCACCGTATGTCGGATGGACAAGCGTGCCGGGACCGGGTTTATTCAGCGCATCAATCAGGCGATCGCGCTGGTCAAAGCAGTCATCTCCCACCACATAAGCCGTGATGGACGGGCGGAAAGTAACTTTTCCCAGATCTTCGGTATAGGGCTTGTCGCGGTTCGGGTATTCGTGTGTTTCCACACGGCGACCGGTTCCCGCACTTTCTTCTTCAACCTTAAACGATACGCCGCGAAATGACGCGTCCTGAAGTCTGTCACGCCAGCCTGAAGACGACGAAAGTAATGAAGGTCGGGTGGGAAATGAGGATAAATCCATAGACTGACCTCAAAAAGGACTGCGTTATCGTGGAAAACGAAAAGGGGAATACCCCACATCGTGCGTGATTTTCATCAGGGGATCGGCTTTGTCCGGTACATCAATTATCTTCATACCTGGCGGAGCATTCTCGAACGTGACTTTCAGCTCGCTGTGCTGTGTCATGGAAGAAGATGGATTCAACAGCGGAACATTGGGTTTGTACTGACTCAGGCTGGCCTGATATTGCTCGTACTCTTTACGATCAAAAAAAGGCGTCCAGTCTGAAGCCAGAAACAGCCCTTTATTATCCAGCCAGTTAACCGTATCTTCAGGAACAACACTTTCCAGAGTATCTTTAACCGGCTCATACATCAGGGTTCCCAGAAAACCATATACCCCGGCCTTCCCGATAAAGCCGCGGCCTTTCCCCATCAATCCCGTTTCTGCCGATACCTTCCCCAGCGTACGCATCTCTCTGGTCACTGCGGTAATGGATTTGGTAACGTCAGCAACCCATTTGGTTGCCATAAACAGGGCAATCGCTTTCAGAACAGTTTCCCATCCCCCCATCGCCTGCGCCGTTTCATCCATCACGTGCCAGACTTTTTTTATGACAGGACCTACGGTTTCCCAGTTATCAATAATGAGGTAAGCGCCACCAACCAGAAGAGCAATCAGCCCCTTAGCAGGCGTCATATTCATCACACCGCCGAGAACTTTCATAATTCTGGACAAAGAGCCTGCAGCGGCTCCCACCGTCAGTAAGGCCAGACCGATTTTAGCAATGGTCTTAACGAGCTCCGGGTTTTCACGGACAAACGTTCTCACTTCCTCAAGGAGCGGTTTTACCGCTTCAAGACCATCATTAACCTCAGGAAGAAACGTTTCCCCCAGCGTGGAAGAAATGGCATCAAGTTGATTTTGCAGAAGTAAAAGCTGGTTTTCCGTCGTCGCTGCCCTCGAAGCATATTCCTTCTGCATCGAACTGCCATACTGCTGGGAATCCGCAACCCGCCTGAAGTTGGTACGCAACAAATCAAGGTTAGTCAGCAGAGGTGCTATCGCGCCCAGAGACTCTTTCCCGAACAGGGCATTCAGCACAGCTGCCCGTTTTTCTTTAGGCACTTTAGCCATCGCATCCAGTACAGATAGCATGGTGCCCCGGGCATCTTTCTGCATATCAGCAGCTAATTTCTTCGGATTGATCCGCAGAAAACGCAATGCCTGTTTCTGCGATTTTGTCGCAGAATTTCCCGCGGTCAGGGAAAGCATGAAGTTCTTGATCCCTGTGGCGGCAATTTCTGACTCCACGCCCATCCCGGCAATGGTTGCCCCCATTGCCGCGATTTCGCCGGAAGCCACACCTGCAACACCACCTAAAGGACCAATACGCGTAACAATATCGGAGATTTTCTTCGCGTTCGCCGGGCCGGTATTACCAAGGTAGTTGATTTTGTCAGCCAGCCCGGCCACTTCATCCTGCGTCATATTAAACGCAGTACGCCACTGGGCCATCATCTGCCCGGACTCTTCAGCCGTGGTATCAAAGGCCACGCCCATCTTCACCGCATCAGTGGCAAACTGCATCAGTTCATCACGTGCAATCCCGGCCTGACCACCCGCCGCCACGATTTCAGCGATACCTTCCGCCGACATAGGCAGTTCGGTTGACAGGTCACGCACCTGCTCCGTCATGGCCTTAAACGCATCCGGCGTATCCAGACCGTCCACCACTTTGCGGACATCAGCCATCTTCGATTCAAGGGTGATGGCTGATTTTACAGGGAGTACCAGTGCCCCCATTATTGCAGTACCCGCCCCGGCAGCGCCCAGAGCAAGGCTGGAGACTTCTTTCTGAAATCCCTTAAGCTGACGCTGCATACCTTTAAGCGGGCCGGATAGCCTGTCAACGGCGGTGATGATGGCTTTCAGCTGAAAATTATCAGCCATGCTTCATCTCCTCATTTATACGGACGGCCTCTGCCTCCAGATCAGCAAAGTGGGAAATAGCCGTCCGGCGAAGTTCAAGGGGGTTTAATTTCCAGAACCACGCGACATTGTAGAATCGCTTCCGGAGGTCTCTTCCGTCTCCAAGCCGGTAAAAAAACGCATTACAATCATGCCTGCCTTGAAAATATCCAGCTTCGTCATCTGCGCTGCAGACGAGCGCGGGATCCCGGCCAGAAGCGGGATATATTTCAGCGCCACCTGACTGTCCATTTTCATACCACCATCAGGCGAAACAGAGAAAGGGAACCCCAGCGCCTCAATCTCGTCATACGTAGGCTCACGTATTTCCAGCACATGCAGTGTTTCTTTGTGGGCGATGATCGGTTTTTTAAGTACAAGCTCAATCACTGGTAATCCCCTTCTTCACCGTGGAACTCAAGATCGACCGTGCCTTCTTCGGCATTATGGTTCGCTTCGCCGTGCAGCCAGGCAGACGACAGTACATAGACCTGACCGTTCGCCAGCTCGGCAGTGATGGTCATCTCATCAGACGAGGTGATTTTGCTCACCGGAAAATTCTTCGGCACCTTGAAGGTCCCTTTGACATAAGGCGCACGGTGAGTTTCCTTGCGGTCCACTGAACCGTCCAGGCCGATGATGTCATCATTGACCGTCCTGTTCATGGGCACCTCAATGCCGCCGGTCAGCGATAGCTGCTGACCGTCAATTTTGAAATAACAGGTTCCCCCGATACGGGCCATTATGCGGACTCCTCTGAATACTGAAGACGGAACTGGTTAACCACGGCAAAGACACGCAACTGGTTAACATAGTCAGGCGGGAACAGCGTGTTCAGGCGGTTCGGATCGCTGGCATCACGCTCCACAACTAGGTACTGCTTAAACAGTGCGTAGTTTTCCACGATCCCCGCACGCTCAAGCTGACGGTAGGTTGCCAGCAGTTCCCCTTTGATCACCGCCGGGGTGACAATCGCCTGACCGGGACCAAAGCGGGTACCGTCACTGGCAAGCTTGTGACGCCCGTACTTACTGGTAATGACGGATTTCAGTTTGCGCAGTACATACGCGCTGGTATGCAGGGTCTCACTGTCTAGGTAGCTGTTATCCGCAACCCCGTAAGCGTTTTTCCTGTACGTGGTGACATCACGCTGAATGCGCAGTACCCCGCTTTCGACATACGCCGTTGCCACGCCATGAGACAGCAGGGTCTGTTGTTCGGTCATCGTGAACCGTTTCCCCTTCGGCGCAGGCAGCATACCCACCAGCTCACCGGTCTGCGTGGGACGTGCCGGATCGTTGCGAATAAACACCGCTGCGCGGGCGGTACGGCTTGCCGCCAGTTCGTCGGCAGGCGTCTGGGTCTCTTTTTCGTACCCCGCCAGGGTAATGTGCTGCTGGTTAAACTGGTCACCTGCGGTCACCAGTTCTGACAGCGTGCCGATCTTTGCCGTATACACATGACCATACAGCTGACGCGCATAGCTCCAGCGACCGCTGGTATCGTTCATCTCGGTCACCAGCGTGTTAACGGAGGCCGTGTCGTTGAACGGCAGGCCGATATAATCAAACGGCTCATCCGCCATTGCAGCCACCGCGCCGGTGAGAACCGGAGCACCCGTTCCGGCGGTACCCGTCGCCACGGCAATCTGTACGCCCGCTGGCAGCACTTCGCCCCCACCAAAGCCGTAGTAATTGAGGCTGACAGGAATTTCATTCCCGCAAAGCCCCTTATGACGCGCGGTCAGTGTGACCACGCCTGCCGAAGATGAAGCCGTAAACGGCAGGGCCGGAACGGCATTGATGGCATCTTTGATACTGCTGGCAATCGTCGTGACGTTATCGCCGTTGGTCACCGGAGCCTGCACGCGGGTACGTCCCACATAGACATTCACCGTGCCGGTTTCGGTTGCCGCCCCGGTCACCGTCAGCGTAACCGTTGCCGCCGCGCCTGTGGATTCAGGAACGGCAATCACATACAGCTCACCAAACGGGTCGGTCTGGCGATAAGCCTCGACCATACGCGCCAGCTGACTTCCCGCACCACAAATCTGGCGTGCATAGTCTGCCGACGGCATCAGTACCAGACTGTTGGCAACAATCTCTGCACCGTTATTGGCATGACCAATCAGCAGCGATGCTCCGCTGTCCTGTGCAGTATTCGCCGCCGAGTTATCCATTTCCGCATAAAACAACGGAACCAGCGTATTCGACGGAATGGTGTTAAAGCTTATCGTCATCGGTATTCACCTTTTTATTCACGCGCCGGATATCACCCGCTGCTTCACGGCGCAGCCAGTAGTTGTTCTCGTCAACATTTCGCCCTTCGGCGGGCAAAAGGTCGCCGCGGGCAGGGTCAGGAACTGACCGCCCTTTAACAGGTTTCACAAACATGAAGATTCTCAGGAAGGAAGGGTTATTTCGGTGTGATGTTCGATATCGCCGTCAGGCCCGTTACCGGGATCGAGATAATCAACATCAATCGCCAGCGTTCGCAGTTCATCCAGACTGTTCAGGTCATCCTGCTGGCGGGTATCGTCTTCAGTCAGCTCGCTGATGACCGAAAAATCGAACTGATAAATCAGCTCATGACGATTCAGATCCAGCAGCGTGCCGCCGTCATAGGTAATCGGGTTACCGCACGCCTCCGGGTTCCAGCCCAGCAGAGCCTTAAAGAGCATCTGCCGGACATCGTCCACCACATCATACGAGGCAAACTGACCGCGCTCATCACGCCCGTTACTCAGTATGACAACCACGGAGAAACCCTCTTTCAGCTCCTGCCAGTAGTCGGTCTGGCTTTTGTTTTCTCCCGGAGAATCATCACCCGGTACAACATATGCCGCCGGGAGTTTCAGCTTTCCGACCTCCGGCAGATTTTTGAACTGGGCCGCGCCTGCAACCCGGTTTTCAAAATACGGACAGCGGGCACGCAGTGCAGCAATAACAGGCGTCAGTTTCATCTGTGTCGTCGCTCCGGCTTCAGTGATTTACGCAATTCCCGCGCCAGAAAATAGCGTGTCCAGCTGCGGTTCTTTTCAAGAGTTTCCACCATGAAGTTATTACGTGGAGCCAGTCGCCAGCCGCTGCCACCGGATGCACCTGATCCACCGCGCGATAAATAAGCCGCAATCCGTGAGATAAATGGACACGGTGCGGCTTTTCAGATACTGCAAAGGAATTACAAATTATCAGTCGTAAGCAACCCGGCGCTTACGGGCAAGAATAGCTTCCAGCGCTCTTTCAATCTCAGGAATGGACAGCTTAAGCGCATTCGCTACATCCGGTGCTGGTGACTTGTTCTTGCCATCAATATAGATATGGTTAATGACGTTAATCCCTGCACCTGCCGGTGAATGTGAATCCCGGCCTCTGGATAAGGTAAGGTCGCCGCGCATATAGCGCTCTAATACGGGTGGTACTTTCGGTACATCCGGCACCATCATATCAGCCAGCCGCGAGGAGGCTTTTAGCGCCAGCGATGCAGACTGACCGATACCAATCGCCGCCCCTTCTGCGATGTTTGAACCGAAGCCCATAAAGACCCGGCTTGGCGAGTGAATCCCCAGCTTTTCCTTGAACCACCCGCCGACGCTATCGCCCATCTCGGTAACGGTATTCTTGAGCGACTCCCACTTATTTTTGATACCGTTCACCAGTCCGTCAATCAGGTGACCGCCAAACTCGGTAAACTGGCCGGGAAGGTCGATGTTAAACCACTTCATGACCCCCGCAAACGCCTTGTAGAACAGCCCCAGCGGCGACCAGTTCAGGATTAGCTTACTGACGCCGAGAACGCCGCCGTTAAAGGCCGTTTTGACTTCCTCCCATCGCTGTGAGAACCATCGACTTATTGCCCCCCAGTTGCGGTATATCAGGTATGCGCCCCCGGCGATGACGGTTATCGCAATGCCTAAGGGATTCATCATCAGCGCCCGGCCAAACCAGAGAAATGCTTTTGCAACGACCATGACGCCCCTGAACAGCCCACCTGCCAGCGCTTTACCCAGCGTCCCGGCTCCCTTCGCTACGGTACTGAATCCAGTAGCCAGCCAGCGCAACCTGCCACCAACACCAAGGGCGGCTTTCAGCTTCACCCAATGAGTGTGTACCAGAACAGCGTTTTTCCACATCCCAACAAAAGGTGAAAAAAGCAGATTAAGGCCGAGCTTCAGACCGACAGTGGCAATTTTCAGCCCCAGCAGTGCGCCCACGGTTTTTGCCACACCCTGAACAAGCGTCGGATGTTGCTCTATCCAGAGCTTCGTTGTCTGAATCATCGGGATTAATTGCCGGGTTGCTGACACAAATGTAGGGGACAACTGATCGCCGAGAGAGATAGATAAATCACGGGTGTTTATCATCAGGGCTTTGGTTGCTTCCAGCGGCGATTTGAGCCTTTCAGCATAGGATGCCGCCAGCAGGTCATTATCAGCCGCTTTAAGTGCACCAGAGCGGATTGCCCTGTATTTATCCATGTTAGCAAGCATAGGGCGAACGAACGCCATTACCTGCATATCGGTGAACATCTCACCCAGCCCAAAGTTTTTAGCCAGACTTTGTAAGGCCTCGTCCCGCGCTTTGTTGTCCTGAATTTGCATTGCGGATTTAAAACCAGCCAGAGCTTTCGGACTCGTTGCATTAAGGTATCTTTGGGTTACATCCAGCATACCTTCAATGGGGGAAACTCCGGCTGCTTTATAATTCGCAAGAGACCCCATCAGGTCGATACCTAAATCGGCAAATCGCTTCTGCGTATCAGGCGCAAAAATCTTGGTGAGGAAGTTCCTGAAATTGTTTGCAGTCTCATCCGGTGAACCTGAACCAATCATAGCGACCTGCAAACTGGCCCCAATCTCCGCCACTGCATCCTTACCGTCTGCAATACCCTGCATCATCGGCGCAAGCGACTGAATCCATTTCACCTGGTCAGGGATTTCAAAAGACCCCTGGTCACCTGCGTAGGCCATGATGTTCTGTACCGCGCCAAATTCTTTTGCGCTGCCTTTCAGCGAGTTTTGCCACACCGCCGCAACCTTTGCCCATTCCGTTCCTGCGGTACGGGTTGCCGTGGCTGCACGGGCGATATTCGGCATGTAGTTGCCAATATCTGAAAGCCCGTCAATGTTATCGCTGATAAGTGAACCAACGGCGTCCTGCATATCGCTCTGATACTGGTTGTATTTGAGCGACCACCCTTTGATTTGCTCTCCCAGAGTCTTACGGGTTTTATCGTCATATTTCGCTGTGATTGACATATCAATCATTTTATCTTCAAACGATGCCGACTGTTCTATAGCCGGGGACACAAGACTGTAAGCAGCCCTGACTTGTGCATACGCCTCTACTCCCTGACCGTAGAGCGCCATGCGGTTAGATTTCAGGGCGTCAGAAGTGGCAGACGCTGCCGACAGGCGGGACTGCTGGCGGTTAAGCTGTTCCAGCGTTCTGCCGACCCGTTGCAGGTCATTGTTCAGGCGCGAGGCTACGCCCGAACCAACCTGACCGTAACGCTGCATGGCGCGTGACAGGCTGCTTTGCTGCTCCGTCAGTCGGCGTGAGGTGTCGCCGAGAGAATCCAGAGTACGCCGGGTACTGCTCATCGCGGAACGAAAACTGCTCCCGACAATGCCGCCAATCATCACGCCAACAGAAAAATTATTGCTCATGGTTCACTCCGGTAATGAGTGGTTCGGTGGCGTCATTCGGTCAGGGACAGGCCGCTGATTCCGGTAATCCCGGCAATTTCCTCGCTGACAGCCATCAGTTCACTTTCAAGCCCGGTACGTTCGCTGACCAGCGCCGCAACGGTCTTACGGCGTTCTGCCAGTGACGGAAGTTTGTCATTGCCCCACACCACGCTTTTATCCTTCTTAAGCGCTTCGGTCAGGCGGGTGGCGACCACATCCGGGAAGAAAAAGCAGAGCTTGCGCATAACCGCCATCCCGGTATCAGCCGGGGAGATGTTTCCACCCAACCCCACCAGACGGAACAGGCCGGAAATATCGCCGCTCTCATTCTCCAGATTGCCCCAGCGTTCGGCGTTCCCTTCACTGCCGGAACTGTTGCAGAGGACACGCTTGAATGACTGATATTCTTCCTGCCCGAATCGCTCAATATATTCAGGAATGAAAGAACAGTAATCATTAAGCGATAAAGGCATATCCTGTAATGTGGTTATTTCGCCGTTAATTTCACTAATGCGGCGAGAGAGTTTTTCTTTCTGCTCATTCAGGGAGGCAAGATTATTTTTAACGGCGTTCAGTGCTTCGATAAGGGAAATAACTGGTTTCATTTTAATAACTCCAGATAAAAGGCGTGGTGAGTGTGAGTGCTTCGGAATAGGAGACGTTACAGGCTTCGCTTACATCCTTTATTAAAAGGTGCTGCGCTGCTCTCTGGCTGTCAGCTATGCCGTCGAACTCTGAGAAATAAACGTGTGATTCATTGTGACCAAAACAGACCGGGTAAGCGCTTTCCATAAATTCCACCTGCTCCAGCCCTTTAACGGCTGGCGGCTGTGAGCCGAGAAAACCGATATGGCGTAGATACCAAGCTCCGGTGCCTGCCGGGTTGCTGGCCTCGCCGGGCTTATAGAATGACGCAGATACTTTCCTGTAACGCCCTGAGCGCACCAGCCCCAGCAGGGTATCATCCGGTTTTACCAGTGCGAAAAGCCTGCCGTTCTTGCTTATCAGTCCGGTGGTTTCGCCATAGGCCGGGCTGTTACTGGCCGGATGCCCCAGACACAGCGGCGCACCGTAACCCGCGCTGCGATAGCCGTTATAGGCCGCTGCCATGTTGTCGATATCCTCGTCGGAAAAGCTGATTTCCTGTCCCGCCATCGCGGTATGCGTTCCCGCCCGGAATATCTCAATCGTTTTCCAGTTGCCCAAATTAAGATTTGTCATTTACCTGTTCTCGGTTGTGATGTGTAAACAGTGCTTTGCTGCTTAGTGTCTGGCAGCGCTATCTTTCAGGCTGTTTCTGTATTCACGGCGTTTTTGGGCGATAATGTTGTAAATCCATTGCAGGGAATAGCCGTATTTTTTCGCTATTTCAGCGATGGGAATACCTTCATTAAAGTCTGCAAAAACCAGATCATATTTCTCTTCATTCTGGTCTTTTGTTCCTTTTGGGAAGTAAAGGTTAAGCCCGCCGTATACATCTGACAGATACGCCATGATGTCTACAGCGATAGATTCAGACTGACGTTTATCGACACCGTACATGACAAGGCGGCAGGAAATGTGCGTAGCCATATCACTAAGCACTTCGGCAGATTGACGCATTTTTTGTTTGTTGGTCATGACTATCACCCGTTGCAATATCAGTAATTCAGTCAGAAAAGGCTTTATAAAGCTTTACAGCGTGCGACTGGCGGTAAAGGCGAACCTTGACCGCAGCAAACCAGCCTGACGGCTTAGAAAGCGTTACAGCACCTTGTTAAAGTCAGTTAATAATATCGGGTGTGGGCGGGGATGTTTTTTAATGTACTTTAGATATGAAGAAGCCCCTCAGAGGAGGGGCTTCGCGGGATTACGCCAGATTATTGAGGCCGTCTGTCTTTCCTCAATCCATCAAGTAGCGCCATTGCATCAGTAACCAGTATGCCAGCAGCATCCGTAACCATAGAAACATCAGAGGATGCACATGATTTATCCGTACCTAATGTAGACGCAAAATCAAGTAGCTTACGAACTGCATCAAGTCGGTAGGTGGCAGAGTCGTAAATTAACTCCTGATTAGCATCAGTCTTTAAAAACATAATATCATCAGAGGCACCTTGTGAAAATGACGGCATCGCACGGAAAGTATTTTGAGTTTCAGCCTGTTTCATTGTGCAGCCCTCCGGCTAATAGCGAATTTATTATAAACTTCATAACTGGCAGCATTCAGTCCGGGGTTGTATTTATCAGCCAGAGCACAGGCAATCATATGTTCAATAAATTTTGTTATTGCGTTAAGTTCGGTTTCGTCTGAATAACGCAATGCCACTTTGAGTAACTCGCGGCAATATTGCTTTTTATTCTCTTCGATTTGGCCTGATTGTTTTATTCCTGCCTTTTTATCTAACTCGTCCTCAACAGGCAAAGATGAGATATCCTCTTTATTGGTTAGCGTTCTTTCGCAAATAATATCTTCACCAGATTGAATTACGCGCTGCAACTCTCTGGCGCTCATGCGAAGAATATCATCAAGCGTGTGGTCGTTATATGCCCCACCACTGGCAAGGAGATCCAGTGTCACTTCATCCAGCCGGGCAAGCAGATTTAACTTCGTTTTGCCGATATCTGTTTTGGCAATTGCGGCTCGTGGTGTGTCACCGCCGAACACATGAGCGATTCGCATCGCTTTACGTGCATCGGGCAAGTTTATGCGCCATCTGTGAAGAAAGTTCGTAAACTCACCATGTTGCAGTTCCTCTTTACAGGCAAATATTTTCTTTCCCAAAGAAACCAAGCCTTCGGCCTCCGATGTCGTTTTAGCGTGAGAACTGTGAATCACGCCACTGACCACCGCAGATAAAACACTTTCTTGGTTTGTTCCAAATGAATCGTTAGACTTATCATTAGCCATGACTGTTATCCTACGCATAACGGTTTACTGGTTAGGCCATAGCAAGTGCTCGCAACATTTGTTATGGCCGTTTCTCTAGACCTTTCCCTGTGTTAAGGTATAGACCTAATAAGCAAACACTAAGCTATAGGTCTATACATGTCAACTATCTTGCGAGATAAAAGCCCTAAAGGGGCAGGTAAAGCCCCGATGTTCAATGTCAGGATTTCACCAGAACTGAAAGAACAGTTTGAATCACAAGCAAAAAAAGAAGGTGTTAGCTTAGGGAATTGGCTCAAAGAGCTTGGGAGAGCAGAGCTTAAGCGCAACGGAATTGACCCGAAGGCTTAAATTTAGTTACTAAAAAACAATAGCTTAAGGTATTTTTGATAAATATTTATCACTTGTATTCGACATCATAGTGATAAATATTTATCATTCACAGCGCATCGGCACATGATAAAATGTTATCACTTTGAGGCTAGTTTATGCGTATACATGTTACTCTTAATGGCAAAAAAACAACCATATCGATAGATGACTTGCTCTTCGACTATCTTGGTGCATGGTTGGTTGAACAAAGACCCAAACTGCACTCAAAACCTAAAGAGCAGTATGACCAAGCTAAGTCTCAGATTCGTAAATATGTGCAAGATAACGCAGAAAAACTCCCATCTAAGAACCTTAGCCAGCACATACAAAATGCCATTTTAGAAATAATTATGCCGAAAGAATTAAATGAAATTCTAGAGAAAAGAGGGCCAAGATATGAGAAGAAAAAGTTTGATGTGACCACAATTTTCCCTGATTGGGAAAATTATCTGAGAAAGTAATTAAATCAATGGATTGTATACCGCTCAGCGCTGAGCGGTTCTGTGGCTCTAGATCTGCCAACGTTGGCAGATTTGCCAATACCGCATTTGATTGATGGTATCGAATCGCAAATGTCCCAGCGCTGGGAATCATCCCCAAAGGCGCAGACATCTGCGCCTTTGAGAAGCACGGAACTAAAATCCGTTTCACTGTATGACTGTATGGTATGAGGCTTTCAGATGCTTACTGAGGCTTAAATAAGCTAATGAAGTTTGCATCATCTGTTCCAAGTTAGTACACTTATCCCTGTTAGTGGATGCGTGACGCGCTCTGGTTGAGGCTCATTACCTTGAACAGAGATTCATCACCTTAAGCACCCAAAGAAAAAAGCCTGACCTCACCAGTCGGGCTTTTTTTGTCCGTTATTTACTCCAGTCCTTTGAATACACTGCTGATGCCTTTATAATCACAGCGTTAGTGGGTGTCCCGTTCTGACACAACGCAGGCATGTGAAACGTGTTCAAGCCCTGGCTGGATTACGGGTGGTGCCGCTCCAGTGCCTCAACCAGAGCGCGTCACGCATCCACTAACAATGCAACACCGTTAACCAGGCAGTGGAAGGGCTTTAATGGTGATGCCGCGCTCCTGTAGTGGAGCAAACGGATGAAGGGATTTCTTCAAATCGCTGTCATCGCTCTTAAGGCAATTGTCGCCTTTATTGAGCTGATTCTGGCCTGCTTACCGTAAGCAACCGGGAAACGTAAGTAAGGCCACCGGCTCACCCCCGGTGGCCTTTAACATTTTAAGTCTGCCTCGCCGCTCTACCGGCCATTCATTTTTGAAGCTGGCTGAGTGTTAAGGCTAAATTTAAGGTGGCACTGACGGCTTAAATTCCTGCGATATCCTGGCATGTCGTTATGATTAAAGCGCATTAGAAACAAATTTCATCGTTCTGATTAAACATGTTTACCTGACTATTCAAAGTAAGGTAAATCTCAATATGGCACGACCTCAGACGGTTAATCAGTTACCCGACTCTATCAAGAAGAAACTGAATAAAAAGCTGACGGAAAGTTCATTCAGCGGCTACGTTCAGCTTACTGAGTGGTTAAACTCGTTGGGATACCCGGTTTCAAAATCATCAGTGCATCGCTATGCTGAACGTCGCCGCCTGTCACTTATAGCAGGGAGCGATACTCCCGGCGCAACAGCTAACATTGTGGATACGAAACTTCGCTGTCTGGAGCTTGCCTCGCTCTCTTTAAAAACGGACGAGAAGTTGTCAGCAGATGAAGTAAAAAAATATGCTGAAAATTTGATGGGGTGGCTTTACGACCAGAAATAA